TCCTATTCGTTGGGGCGCGGCATGGCACATATCAAACATAGCCCAGTTTAAAGGCAGTATGGAAGAAGCTATGAATGAGTATGTTGATACAAGAAGGACTCAAGGTCGTAGGCCATTCATCGACGGTCCACATTTTGAATTGATGGTATAAATTGTTCGGTTTATTTTAAAAAATAGGATAACTGTACAATTGTTCGGCTTAAACCTAAGTCTAGTATAAATAGAACAAATGTGTATAATCTTCCCAATAGGAGGTTTCTGATGCCGCTACAAAAACTTCAATTCCGTCCCGGTATCAACCGTGAAACTACGTCTTATACCAATGAAGGCGGCTGGTTTGACATGGATAAGGTGCGGTTTCGCTTTGGATACCCTGAAAAAATTGGGGGTTGGATTCAGCAGTCCTCTAACTCTTTCCTTGGTACGGCTCGTGCATTGCACCCTTGGGTGGCGTTAGATGGAACTAATTATCTTGGAGTAGGTACTAACCTTAAATACTTTATAAACGAAGGAACTCAGTATTACGACATTACGCCTATTCGCCTTACAACAGATGCTGGTGATGTGGTGTTCGGCACAGGCGCTGACACGCTGGATGGGGCAGTGCTGGCTGCTGATGAGTCAATTACTTTAACTAGCTCTTCAGGGTTTCCTGCCTCTGGTTTGATTAAGATTGGAAGCGAAGAAATAACTTACGCTGCCATTTCATCTAATACACTAACTGGTTGCACTAGAGGACAAAACGGAACTACGGCTGCGGCACACGCAGATGATGCTGCTGTTACTTGTACGACAATCACCGTAACCGATTCCAACCACGGCGCACTAAATGGAGACTTTGTAACCTTTTCAGGTGCAGCTTCATTAGGTGGCGTAATAACAGCGGCAGTTTTAAACCAAGAATACGAAATAACTGACATTATAAGTGATGATGCTTATCAGATTGAAGCTAGAACTGTCTCTACTATTCCTTCAATAACAACCACAGACGGCTTAAACCCAACCTTTGTGTTCGCCAATACATCAGATAGTGGCAATGGTGGCGGATCAATCGTTGGCGCGTACCAAATTAACACTGGTCTTGACACAACCATTTCAGGAAACGGTTGGGGCGCAGGATCATGGAGTCGTGGCACTTGGAACTCTAGTGCCGACTTAACAGCCTCTGGACAAACTCTACGCATTTGGTCCCATGATAATTTTGGAGAAGACCTTGTTATTAACGTGAGAGATGGTGGACTGTTCTACTGGGATAAAAGCAACGCAAGTGGCGTTAATGGTAGGTCTGTTTCTCTTTCATCACTAGCAGGAGCAAACAAAGTTCCTACTGTAGCCAAGCAAGTTATGGTATCTGATAAAGACAGACACGTTATAGCATTTGGCTGTGACCCTGAAACAGCCGAAGGAACACAAGACCCCTTGTTAATTCGCTTCTCTGATCAAGAAAACATTGTTGAGTGGCAGTCACTTGTGACCAATACCGCTGGTGATTTGCGCATAGGTTCAGGTTCTAAAATTATAACCGCTATAGAAACACGTCAGCAAATATTGGTGTACACAGATGTTTCTTTGCACGCCATGCAGTTCTTAGGGCCACCATTTACTTTTGGTATTAATTCTATTTCTGAAGGAATAACAATAGCAGGTCCTTTAGCTGCAATAGCTGTAGAAGATAACGTATTCTGGATGGGCGCAGAGGAGTTTTACGTCTACGGTGGTAGCGTTCAAAGGCTTCCTTGCTCTGTTAGGGACTATGTATTTACAAACATTAACACTGACCAGCTAGAGAAAGTTACTGCTGGCGTAAACTCTGCATTTGCCGAAGTAACTTGGTTTTATCCTTCTGCCTCTAGTGCAGAAAACGATAGCTATGTGACATACAACTATCAACAGAAGATATGGTATTATGGCACACTTGGTCGAACTGTGTGGCTAGATCGTGGTGTAAACGCAGATCCAATTGCGGCTGGCACAGATCATTATCTGTACTTACATGAAATTGGATTTGACGATGGAAGTACAACTCCTGCCACAGCTATTGCTGCCTTTATAGAAAGCAGTCAGATGGACTTGGGAGAAGGCGAACAATTTGCGTTTATGCGCCGTTTAATACCTGATTTGACGTTTAGAAACTCAACAGCAGACGCCCCAAGTGCTACTATGACGCTTAAAGTCAGGAACTTCCCCGGAGGAAACTATCTTGACTCTGATGCAAGTTCAGTTGCAAAGACAGCAAGCGTTCCAGTAGAACAATTTACCGAACAGGTATTTGTTCGACTTAGAGGTAGGTCATTCGCCTTTAGAATTGATAGCTCAAACACAGGGGTTGCATGGAGATTAGGTTCTCCAAGAGTTGACATCAGACCTGACGGGAGACGTTAATGTCAAGAAACTTAGTTCTACCATTTTTCCCTATACCTCCAGAGGAGTACAATCAGGAATACATGGCAGAAATAATGCGTTCATTTACTGTGTATTTGACCCAAATACAAAACCCCGGAGAGGGTCGCAACACGAATTTAACCCTTACAAACTTGCAAACAGACGATCAGGGGTTAGAACCGGGGGCTTTATTTAACTACAGGGACGCGTCTGGAATGATGGGATTTGTAAAGATTGCAGTAGCAGATACTTCTAATTTAAGGGGCAATACAGCCACAAGTGGAGTAGGAGCCGTAACGGTGACAATATCATGACAGATACAATTATTACGATGAATGACGGCTCTAAATGGCGTCCTTCTAACAGTAGAGATACTGTTTCTTGCGTAAACTGTGAAAATGAGGTAGATACACCTCAAGAAATTGCGTCCTATCCAGATGGAAACTGCCCAGATTGCGGTGAAAACTGGACAGGATCAGAGTCAAGAAGTACAAATATTCGGGTTACGGCTCCTGATCCGATTTCTGGATCAACGCTCTAGTATTTTAAAGGAACATTTGGTAACTTAAATTAAATGGTCGCGAGGTTTAATATGCAAGGCATGTCACAATACGGTAGAAACGGTGATACAATGATGGCACATGTCGCTCCGGGCGAGATGGTTGTGCCGCAAGAAGTATTGCAAAGTAACCCTCAAGTTACTCGCGGCTTGGGAATGGCATTTGAGGATGTTGGCGCTGATCCTTTGCGATATACAGTTGGTTCTGGTCAAAACAGTATGAACCCAACGACAGGGCAACCTGAGTTTTTCTTCGATAAATTAATTCCTTTCCTAACGAAAGCCGCCTCAAATCCTATAGTTCAAGGCGCTATTGGGAATGCTGCATTAAGAAAGATACAAGGTAAAGACGTTCGCCTTCGTGACGTTTTGCTTGGCGGTGTGGGCGGTGCTACCATTGGTGGATTTACTGGTAGAGGCACTGGCATGAGTGGCCTTGATAGCTTGTTGGGGTTAGACCTTGATAGCGGTGATGCGTTAACGCAAGCTGTTAATAATGTGACTCAAGGTAGTGGAACTGGTTCTATAGATGCTGCAAAAAACTTTGCAGGTAATATAACTTCATCCGGTGCGACTGGTTCTAATCAGGTGGCGCGAGGTGAGAACCTCATGGGTTTAGGCGAAATGTTTGGCACTGATCCAAGCAAGGGTGGTTTTTTTGCTAATGCTTTAAATACACCGATTGGTGAGTCTTTGGCATTTGGTCTTGGCTCTAAAGTTTTAAGTATGTTGTTTCCACCTGATGACGAAGAAACAGACGAAGAAGCAGCAACGCGCAGATTCAATGAAAGCTATGCAGAAAAAAGAAGTAACCCTAGCCGTTTAATTCTTGCTAATACACAGCGACCATCAGGAACGGCACAACAAATTGAAGAGTATTTAGCGCAAAACCCATCTCCAAATTCTAGTTTGGTTCAACTAAATAAAGGTGGCCCAGCGTATTACCCGCGTAGAGATGGTGGCATTATGCCAAGCGAAGGCTCTGGCACAGAAGACGATGTTCCTGCTATGTTAACCGCAGGAGAATTTGTAATGACAAGAGGCGCTGTTGAGGGCGCAGGAAACGGTGATTTAAATCAGGGCATACAAGAAATGTATAGCATGATGGATGATCTGGAGAGGAAAGCGTAATGTCTACTGCCAGCCAATATGATACAAGACAAAGTGTTATTCAGCAAAAACCACAATACATTGAAGATATTGATCAGGCCCTTCTTGGTAAATACTTTGGTGAACCTCTTAAAGAAGGCGATGAATATACTGATCCACAAACAGGTGAAACGCGAGTTTTAGAAGCAGGTGATCCTATAATCGGTCAGCTTATGGGCGGCACGATGGATGATCCATCTATCTTTAATATTCCAGACTATGTTCAAGCTGGAGAGCAACGACTTGACGCAGAAGGCAATGTAATTGAAGCCAGCCGCACTCCCGGCGCTGCTGATCTTCAGAATACAGTGGCTGCAACATTTGGAACAGAAGAAGGCCGTGACGATTTCATGGGGCGTTACGATCCATATTTCTTGGACGAAACCGACACACCTAAATACTTACCAGAGGCAGCTACTGCGTTGGGCGCTGGCAAAACAAGTATAGAGAAAGGTCTTGCAGATTACTTTCCAGACGCAAAGACTTACCTTGATGCTGGTCGTGGAACTACTGGCGCAAAAGGAATTTACGACACTGCGTTGTCAGGTGTTCGTGATGATATAGGAAAAGGTACAGATACCTTTGATGCCAAAACTCGCTCTGACTCGTTGCTTGGTGATGCTCAATCAACTGTAAAAGGTGGATTGGGTCAGTTTACTCCAGAGAGTATAGACTCTGGTGGTAAGTTTGGCGCAGAGACGGCGTTTGATCGTAGGACAGGCCGTGCGTTTGAACTAGCAGAACAGGGGCTTGGTAAGTTCGATCCTACTTCGGCTCAAGAGTTTATGGACCCGTACAAAGAACAAGTCATTGATGCTGCAATGAAGCGCATTGATCGTGAAGGCTCAAAGATGCGACAGGCTGGTGCTGCGCAAGCAATCAGTGCAGGAGCATTTGGCGGTTCTCGTTCAGGCGTTCAGGCCGCAGAAACAGAAAGAGCCATTTCAGAGCAAAAGCAGAACACCATAGCTGGATTGTTGTCTCAAGGATATGACAAGTCGATGGCTAACGCTATGGCAACAGATGAAGCAGGGCGCAAACGTGCGCTGCAAGCGTCTGGTGTTACAGGTCAGTTGGGTGCAACAGGTGCAAACTTAGAATCATCAGCCTTTTCAGACGCAGCGAGACGCGGCCTAGCGGCGGCAACTACTGAAGGCCAGATGGGTCAAAAAGCCTACGAAGACGCCATGAAGAGGCAATTAGGTGCAGGTCAAGAGCTTGGACGCCTTGGCACAACGCAATTAGGTGCGGAATCAAAGGCATTTGAGTCTGGCGAAGATCGTATGCTCAAAGCGGCTGATATGTATCGTAGCATGGGGCTATCTAGCGCAGAAGCGCAATTGCGTGCTGCTGAAGATGTGAAGAAACGTGACCTAGAAGCGGGACGCCTTACAGGTGGCCTTGGTCAATCCTATGGTCAAATGGGCGGTATGCAGGCTGATATTGGTCGAGCATACGGTCAATTAGCTGGTGGTGCTGCTGATATTGGTAGGGTCTATGCGGGTATGCAGCCTGCGGATATGGGCTTTATGTACGAAATGGGTGGCAAACAGCGTGCATATGCTCAACAGCTTGAAGACATGGGCCGAAAGAATGTTCTTAATCAAACGCAGCAAGCGTTAGCTCCATATAGTTATGGACAAACATTCTTGACAGGCTCTCCATCTGCTTCAATGTATGGTGAGTTTACGAATACACCACAAACAACCCCAGACCCGTTTATGCAAGGAGTTGGAATGTACACCAACATGCAGGGCATTAACCAATTGACAGGGTAAGAGACAAACATGGCTGATCCTTTAACAGACGCTTACAATCAACAACTTCAAATACGCAATATTCCTTTAACTAAAGGTCAACAGATTTTGAAAGGATTAGGCGAGACAGGGGTGTCTGGACCCTTGAGCCTGCCATATGCGTTAACTCAGAAAGTAGCTTCTGGACTTTCTAAATATATGAGTTCTCCAACTGATTTTGTTGAAGATGTTCGGTCTGAAGAAATAGATCTAACTGATCCTCGCGTAGCTGGTGTTGAACTTGTGGATATTTTTGATGATTTAGGTATGCCAGATTTTGTGCCTGATGACTTGGGTATGGGTGAAAAATTCACATACGACCCAACTGGTGAAGGTAAGACTAAAAGTTTTTCAGATGCAAAGGACTTTCAGGCGGAAATAGAGGCGCTGGGAACCGTTGGTGGTCGGGGTAAATTCGCTGAAAATCCTACAGAAAGAGGGGATTACCTTAAAAAAGAAAAAGAAGAACAACGCAGTCTTGCCGCAGAAGCATTCAGGGAGAAAGAGAAGCAACTTGTAGATAGCCAAGGTGGTTTAAATTCTATGAGTGTTGCTGACTCAAAAAATTCAGCCGAACAATTGTTCGCTGCATCTATGGAAGATTTCATTAGCGGTGTTCGCGGCAAAGGTCCTGAAACAAATAAAGTTCGTGACATAGAAGAATACAAAGACGAGTTTTTCAAAGCCACAGGAATAAAAACACCGGGAAAAGTAAATGCTGGTGCGGCTCTCATGGCGGCTGGCGCAACTATGATGCAGAACCAAATGGGCGGGAAAGGCTTTCAAGGCTTTATGCAAACAATGGGAGAAGCCACAGACAAAGCATTGCCTGAGTTAATTAAAGCGCGTGAAAAAGTTGATTTGGAGAGCAGAGCGGCTGGCAAGTATGCTATTGATATGCGCAATTCAGATCAAGCAACTGCACTGGCAGCTAAAGAAAAAGCTATGCAGCGTGCAGACTATTACATCGTTCCAAAGTCAAACGATGTCACAGGGTTTTTAGCGGGTGTTGGTGAAGGCAACGGTAAGCTGGAGTCATTAAGTAAGTATGAGCTTAACGCTTTGCAAAGTGACCCTAAGTTTAGAGAACAGTTCGACGTATTGCCCGGATCAATGTGGGGTAAAATTGTTGATGAAGCTATGAAAACTCCAGAAGCTAAAGAATATTACGACACAAAGGCTCCTAGAAAAATTGAACTTTTTGGAGAAGGCGCTGGTGACATGTTTACTATTGAAACATGGCGAGCATTGCCCCAATCGGGTAGAGAAAACCTTCTTGTGGGAACAGGTCAAGATGCTTATCAGGGTCTGTCGCGTGCGGCTAGAGACATTAACAAGGCTAAACAACAATTCATTACTGGAATGGGATTAGCTGAAGGCGTAAACATTTTTAGATTTGGCGTCGATAAGCTAGACTCATTGGCTTCAACTCTTGGCTTTAACATGAGAGAAGGCATAACGCCAACTCAGCAACTTGAGTTCATCTTAGATAAACTGCAAGCACAAAACGCACCAGAGATTTTAGGTGAGGCGGGTAAAACAATTTCAGATGCAGACCGCGCAAGGGTTGCTCAAATTGTAGGTGAGTTGCGTGGTGGTAGCACGGCTGATGAAATCACATACAAATTAAATCAACTCTTTAATGACATCATCATTAAAAAAGAAGAAACGATTTTAGGTGCTTTAAGTACACTGGATAGATATTCTGGAAGAGATATTGCTTCACGATTGTCAGATGGTCCTTTAGGAGAAAAAGAACAAACTGAACTTGAAGGTTACTTATCAAGCCTAGAGTTTAAGAAAAATACAACGCAAATCTCTGGAGCAAATAAATAATGGATGACCGCACCAAGCTAACATTATTTAGAGGCATAAAGTCTGGAGCTTTAAACGACAGGCAAAAGTTGGATGCGTTTAGGGCCATAGAAAGCGATGCAGCAAACGAAGATGTTGTGGATTTAATAGGTTCTCTTTCATTTACAACATTAGGTAAGGGCAAAACTCTTAACGAACTGGTTGATGAACGCCAAGGGCGTGACCGCGAGAGGTTTGATTACTCTAAAGGTGCTGACGGCAAGCTCCGCTCTCTTATGTCTTTTGGCGAGACAGAAGGTGATCGTGAGGCTATCTTATCAAGACTGGTGGGAGAAGACGGTTATGTGCGTGATCCATCAGGTCAGCTTGCTTTAACGCAATCTGGTCAGGAAGCTCGCGGCATGGAGCCTATCGGCAAAAACCTTGTTATCGAAGACGAAGGTTTTAGCGCAAGAGACTTCTCTGACTTTGCGGGAATTGTTCCAGAAACTGTTGGTTCTATAGCAGGCGCTATAATCGGTGGTGGGCCGTCATTTGGCCTTGGTGCTGTAGCTGGTGCTGGTATTGGCGCAATGGTTGGTCAGTCACTGGAAGAGGCTCTTGAGTCATTCTATGGCGTGCAGACACAAGACTTCGGTGAAGTAGCCCGTGACGTAGCCATAGAAGGCGTTATAGGCGCTGGCGGTGAAGTATTAGGCGCAGCGATTATCGGCGCTGGACGAGGCATAATAGGCGCTGGCAAGAACGTAGCAGGCCGCGTCGGTGGGCGAAGTCCAGCAGAGGAATTGGCTGACGAGCGTTTAGTCAGAATGGAAAGCCTTGTAAGTCGTGATTACATTCCATCTCTTGAAGCAATGGGTGCTCCAAGACCCGCAGCTTATGGTCAAAAGTTTGTTGAAAACGCAGGCAAGGTGATGGGACGTATTGACAACAATACGAACCAAGCGTTGATCGACAAAGCAAAGTTTCTTGATGGAATTAACGATGACGCTGTAAGTGAAATAGGTGAAGATGTTGTTTGGTATGCTCCTGCTAAATTTGCAAGGCTCAGAAAAGCTAGAAACGATGCGCAAAAAGGTATTTTTAACGCCGTAGACGATGCAATGGATTTAATGTCTTCTTCTTATGACAAGTCCATTCCATTAAACACACAGGCTTTAAGCAGTATAACGAAAGCATTTCAAGCTGGAAATGAGAATGCTGTTTCTAACTTCCGCGCTATAGATGACATGCTTAATCAAATTCAATCGACTGTAACGGGTGCGAGCGGCAGACAAGTTATGAAGAAGGGGGGTCAGCTAGATATATTTAACGTAACTCCAATAAAAAACCAACTTACAGATTACATGAATGAAATGCGTAACTTAGCTGATCCTGCTGTTGACGGCGCAGAAGTCTTTTTGCGTGGAACAAGCGGCGGTGGTGCAACATTTAATGAAATGGCTATTTTGCGAAAGCAAATAAATGACAGTCTTTATTTTGGAGGCAATGTTACCACTAAAGGGCGTAACATTTTAGATAAAGTGCGAAACCAAATTGATGAGATGATGGATGCAGACACTATCATAGATGACATTAGGATAAACACGACGGGTCTTTTTGCAGAAGACAAAATTCTTCTTAAAGAGGCAGCGGCTCAAAGAAAATTTGCCATGAAGAACTATCGTGAGTTTAGGCAGAAATACGACAAGCTCGCTGATTTAAGCATCATTAGATCAGTTGATAATCTCCAAGACTTTGAGGGATATGGCGCAAGAGAAATAGCTGATAAGTTTTATGATAAGGTAATTAAGGCCAACTCTCCAGCGCGTCTTCAGTCTGTGCTAGATGCCTCTGATAATCCCAATGCCTTAAACGATATGTTTGCTCGCAGATACTTGGAAGATGGCTTGGACTTCGCAGGAAGAAACGATGTAGACCCAACTAAATTTGATGGTCGTAAGTTTTACAACCATGTCAAAAAGCTAGGTGATACAGGTCGTGTTTTGTTTGGTGATGAATGGGGCCAAGTTCAAAAAGTTGCTAAAGATATAAGTGGCGCTCACACTCGCAAAGGAATTTCTATTGAAGATGTCCAAAACGCGACTGATGCAGTGGGTGGTGAATCAAGCATAGTGAAGTCAATGCAAAATATGTTAGCTAAACAAAACGAACTTAATGACGCTTTAAAAACTACAGTAATTAAAGATATTAACGCTGGGACTTACGAAAACTATGACTCTGTTGTTAAGGCTTTAACAAGTCCAAACCTCACTCAAAGTGAAGTCATAAAAATAATGAAATTTTTCGATGGAAATCCGAAAATGAAAGACAACATGAAAAATGTTGTATTGCAAGATATTTTGTCTGTTGTGGATGATCAAGTGTTCGCAAGCCCACAAGCTGCAAGCTCATTGAAGGACACTTTGTCGGGTTATAAGCGTGGCACATTAAGACAGATATTAGGAGAGGACACTTCTGATGCTTTGTATGGATTTGCTGACGATTTAGTTGATCTTGGCGATGTCGGAAAAGAAGGCTCAATTGCAGCGGGATCACTTTGGGCGAACATGTTTAAACATCCTATAAACACACTTGGCTCAGTCGGTAAAATTAAATTGTTTGCAAACGTGCTAGGAACAAAAGGAACTGCTCAAAGATATTTGCAGATGCGCCGTGCCGCAGGAAATAATCCTGAGAATCAATCACAAGCTATGATAAATATCTTAAATCAATCGTTAGTGGAAGAAGGCGTGGATGTTGGATCAGCAGCATCAAAAGCAGGAAGAATAATTAAACCAATTGCATCAGCAGCAAGTCAAAGCAGCAGAGCATTTAAAAATGCTGCGCCTCGCGCTTCGGGACTTGGATCATATGAGAAGCCCGGTCAAACCCGAACAAATGTTCAACCTCCTCTCAGAATGCCAAGCATTCCTGTTCCTGAAGTATCAATGCCTTCTGTATCAACAGAACCCATGAGTCCAATTCAAATGTTGCAAAGAAACGTGCAGAGCGAGCTTAGAAAACGCGCACGCGAAAACCCAGCAGTGGCAGCAACACTACTGGGCGGTTTAGGCAACGCTGGACTTCTTTAGTCTTCGATGACTGACGCCAAGCCGCCTATTCCAACAGGAGGACGGTAATTAGGCTTGGCGTTGACACGCACTTGAATATCCTCGTATGTTTCATCAATCATGCGTGCAAGCTGTCGCCCGATAGCACGATCTTCGTGCTCTGCAACAAAGACTAGCTTATCATACGCTTCAATCGAAACACCTACGGATTTATATTTTCCGGGGTTTGGCATGGAGTTTCCTTCCCATAAATGACTTTTCCTACTGTATATAATCCCAAGCGGCGTGGGTCAAGACCCAAGTACGGAAACAAGAAAGTAACTGTGCAAGGAATTAAGTTCGACTCCAAGTGGGAATCAGAACGATATTTATATATAAAGAGCCTTGAGCGTGCGGGTAGGGTGCGCAATCTTGAGCTACAGGTCAGGTTTAACCTACTGGTAAACGATCAGAAAATATGCGCCTACATTGCTGACTTCCGCTACGAGAAAGAAAATGCCAACGGTGATTGGGAAACAATTATTGAAGACGCCAAGGGCGTTGAGACGCCTGAGTTTAAGCTAAAGAAAAAGCTCATGAAGGCTTGTCTTGGCATAGAAATATTTTTATCTAAAAAAAGCTATTGACATGTCCCACTCCCTATGGGATAGGTAGGGTTCTAGTAATTTAGCGGAAAGGAATCGACATGGAAAGTCGTGAATTATTTGAGCGTCGAGAAGAACTCAAGCACGTTATCGGTGAGATGCGTATTGAGCTTAAAGACGTTGAAGAACAGCTATCAGATACATTTCTACCAGTGGCAAAAGACGTACTGCGCTCGCAAGGTAAAGACTTTGGTACTGCCCAAATCACTGAGGGAAACCAACGTCTAAAAGTCACTGTGGGCAAGAAGGTCACATGGGATCAAGACGGGCTGCGTGACACGCTTAACAACATGTCACCAGAAAATGCGCAACACTATGGCAAGCTGACGTTTGCTGTAGAAGAGCGCAAATTTACAGCCGCTCCTCCTGCAATCAAGGATGAGCTTGAAGGGTGCCGTACTGTAGAGGTAGGCAGAGTTACAGTAGAGGAGGTGGAATAATGGCTTTACAAATTATCACAGCAGATCAGCGTATCGCTGAGAAGAAAGGTCACAAGATTGTAGTCTGTGGCGCAAGCGGTGTGGGTAAAACCACACTTGCACGAACTCTTAATCCATCAACAACTTTGTTCATGGACTTGGAAGCAGGGGATACAGCTATTGAGGGGCATCCTATTGATGTCGTTCGCCCTAGAACATGGGCAGAGTGTCGTGACCTTGCTTGCTTCTTAGGTGGGGCAAACCCATCGTTGGCAGAAGATCAGCCATATAGCGAATCACATTATAATTATGTGGCGCAGATGTATGGGGACAACTCAGACCTATGGCAGAAGTATGATACATTGTTTGTGGACTCAATTACCGTTGCAGGCCGTTTGTGCTTCCAGTGGTGTTTACAACAGCCAGAAGTGCGGTCTGACCGATCTGGTAAGCTAGACACTCGTGCAGCGTATGGTTTGCATGGTCGTGAGATGATGTCATGGCTAACCCACATTCAACACATCCGTTCTAAAAACGTAATCTTTGTTGGAATTCTTGACGAGATTACTGATGAGTACGGACGCAAGCAATACTCCCTTCAAATTGAGGGAAGTAAAACTGGCCGTGAATTGCCCGGAATTGTTGACGAGGTAATCACAATGTCAGTGTTAACAGGGGATCACGGTCAGTATCGTGCCTTTGTATGTCAACCTCTGAACGAATGGGGCTATCCAGCCAAAGACCGTTCTGGCAGATTAGACACATTAGAAGAGCCACACTTAGGAAAGTTAATTGAAAAAATGAGCAGTGGCTCAAATAAAGCTGACAAAGAATTAGTCTTTGTTGATCCAACAACTCAAACTTCTAGCGAAGGGGAAGCATAATGCTTAATTTAAATAATGTTCCACAAGACCAAAACGCAAGCCAAGAATTTTCTCTCATTCCAAAAGGTACCGTTGTTCGCGCTATAATTGTTGTGCAGCAAGGTGAAGTAGAATTACCTGAGTTTGGTCAGGGTTCTTGGTTCAAGAAATCTATGAGCACTTCTGCAAAGTGGGCGAACCTAGAGTTCACTATCATTGGTGGTCAGTTTGATCGTCGCAAGTTTTGGCACAGCGTCTTTGTTGACGGTGACAAAATGGGCGATAGCGGTATGCCGCTTGCCAAGGAGATTGGTTTGCGCACACTGAAGTCAATCGTTGAGAGCGCACGCGCTATCGACCCTGCTGATATGTCTCCAGAGGCACAGCAAAGCCGTAACATCTCTGGCATGTTTGACTTGAACGCAATGGAGATTTGCGCTAAGATTGGCGTTAAGAAAGGTACGAACGGATATTCGGATAGCAATCAGCTAATGGCTGCGCTTACTCCAAATAACAGTGAGTATATTGCCCAAGGTCAGGCTCCTATGCAGAATAATACTACGTTAATTGCGTCAGTTCCTGCACAGGCTTCTACACCACAGGCTCCGCAAAATTCTGGCGCGGTTCCTTCATGGGCAAACAAGTAATCTAGCGGCAGGGCCATTCCGCGCCTGCTAGACCAAGGTACGGGGGGCCTTGGGCCGCGAACCCCCCACACTATTCTAGCAAATAGGTACAATCATGTTATTAAGACCCTACCAAAAGGTAGCTGTCTCTGACGCGTGTAACGCGTTGGACAAGCATAAGAACACACTCGTTGTAGCTCCCACAGGGGCAGGCAAAACAATCATGCTCTCCGCGCTTGTAGGCAAGCGCCACAAAGAGGGTAAGAAGGTTTTGATCGTGCAACACCGTGATGAGCTTGTAAATCAAAACAAGCAAAAGTTTGAGAAGGTTAATCCCTTTTTAACCACAAGTATCGTCAATGGCACAGTAAAGCATTGGGATGGCGAAGCCGTCTTCTCAATGGTGCAAACAATTTCCCGCGAACGTAACCTTCGTGATCGTCCTAAGTTCGACATGGTGGTGATTGATGAAGGCCACCATGCAGCGGCTCCCACATATCGAAGGGTGATCGACGCTGTTCTGGAGGACAATGAGCACGCAGAAATCGTAGGCTTTACCGCTACGCCTAACCGTGGCGATGGCAAAGGATTGCGCGGCGTATTTAACAACTGCTCTCACCAGATTGAAATCTCAAGCCTGATTAACGAAGGCTTTCTCGTTCGACCAAAAACATTTGTCATTGACCTTGGCGTCAACAGCCAACTGGATAATGTAACCAAACGCGGCAAAGAATATGACATGGAAGAAGTCGCTGCCATTATGGATCGACAAGTTATTAACGATAGAATTGTTTGGGAATGGCGCGATAAGGCTGGTGATCGTAAAACAGTAGTCTTCTGCTCAACAGTTAAACATGCCGAACACCTCTGCAATGCTTTCATTGCTGATGGCGTAAACGCTGATTTTGTAACAGGAGAGACTGACAAGGCTTTAAGAGCGCAAATGCTGCATGATCTGGAGTTTGGTGACTTGCAGGTTGTTGTGAACGTAGCGGTGCTTACGGAAGGCTTTGACGCTCCTCCTGTGGCGTGTGTGATTTTAACCAGACCATGCTCCCAGAAAAGCACAATGGTTCAGATGATTGGTCGTGGTCTACGGATTATTGATCCAGAGATTTATCCCGACATCCTAAAGACTGATTGCATCGTCATGGACTTTGGAACCAGCATTATTACGCATGGCAGTATTGATGATGCAGCTAACTTGGATGGTCGAGAGAAGTTGGAGGAGGGTGAAGCTCCAACAAAAATTTGTCCAGAATGCGAAGCTGAAGTTCATGCAAGGGTCAGGGAGTGTCCTATCTGTGGGCATGTCTTCCAGCCGCCAGAGAAGAGCGAATTAGATTCGTTCGTTATGACTGAATATGACATAATGAAAATCTCCCCTTTCTTGTGGATTGACCCATATGGAAAAGGCACTGTGATCATGGCTACAGGCTTTCAAGGTTTCGCTATGGTAGGCAACATCAAGGATTATTGGATTGCTATTGCGAAGCCCAACAAGAAGCCTGCAAAGGTTGTTGCAATTGGCGAAAAGGTTCAAGCGATGGCTGCGGCTGATGATTTCTTGCGTGAAGTAGAAGACGGTAGCGCAGCAAACAAAACAAAGCGTTGGCTTAATGATATTGCGACCCCCAAGCAGAAAGAGCTTTTGCGCAGCAATGGCGTGAAAATAAGCGAAATGGACTTGTCGTTTACCAAATACAAAGCCGCATGTATGCTGGGGTATTATTTCAATCGTAATGAAATTGACCGTTTAATTGCAAAAAATTGGAAGAAAATTACAGGAGAAGATTATGCAGCGCGATGAAATCTTACGACAAGCCGAACAACTTGTGAACGGGAAGCGTGCCGAAGATTATGGCGATGCCTACGAAAACCATTGTAGAATTGCAGAAGGCTGGAACATTATCTTGCGCAGCGCACTCCTAACGCATGGGGAGATCAGGGCTGTCCATGTGACATTAATGATGGACTGGTTAAAAACTTCGCGTATCCTAAACACCATAAACCATGAAGATTCATGGGTTGATAAAGCCGCGTACTCCAGTTTAGGGGCAGAATTTGCGGATAAGGAACAATGATGCCGCGATTTGAAATGTATCTTATGTTTGCCGAAAAGGACGAACTAACTGTCGAAACCTCGGAATACAAAATGGTCTGTTGGGTCAACGATCCATCCAACATGATTGAGGTGCAGAAAACAGCAAACGAAGTAATCGAAGACCACATCGAAGATGCAGAGAAAGAAGTTTTATTCGGAACCGCATCGGTCATGATCGAAGGTGCTGAAGTTTTAAATATTGGCTTCCGAAACAAAGATGCAGACCCGGAGGAAATTAGCGAAGTCATAGAATTGTTCGGAATACGAGAGGAGACAAGACATTGAGCGACATACAACCAAAGCCAATTGATGAACTGGCACACATATTGGGCAAGTTCGGATGGGGTACTAGGTTCTCTGACTTAACAGAAGATCAAGTCCACACACTGATATTTGGACTACAAGAAGCGAAACAGCTAACAGCGGAGATAAACATTGGAACCCTCGAAGACACTTACTTTAAGTCAACAGGCACTTGGCCCTCTACTTCAATCCCGTTCTAAAACTGATCCAGTAGCGGATCACATAAGGGAAGCAGTAGACAATGCCATAGTTGCAGGGGAAGAGAAGCGTGAAAGACGCGCATACATTGGTGCCTCTAGCATTGGTGATGAATGTTCTCGGAAAATACAGTATCGTTATCTAAACTATTCTATTGACCCAGACAAAGCATTTACGGCACGCACATTGCGCATCTTTCAGTTCGGTCATGAGATCGAAAACTATGCTGCAAAGTGGCTCAGAGATGCAGGCTTTGATTTGCGCACAGAAGATAAAAATGGCAAGCAGTTTGGATTTTCAATAGCTGATGGCGAAATCAAAGGACACATTGATGGTGTTGTTTGTGACGGGTCTGTCGTTATGGATTATCCTAGCCTATGGGAGTGTAAGTCAGCTAACGACAGTAAGTTTAAAGGCTTTGTTCGCCACGGCGTAGCAAAAGCAAATCCAACCTACGCTACGCAAATTGCTTTGTATCAAACGTATATGGACTTATCAGAAAATCCAGCTTTGTTTACTGTCGTAAATAAAAATACGTCAGAAATTTATTATGAGCTAGTGCCTTACGATGCCAAACTTGCTCAAGAAGCAAGTGATCGTGCAGTAGATATCTTGACGGCTGCAAAAGCTGGTGACATTCTACCTCGTATTGCTCAAAGCAAAGATTTCTTTCTCTGCAAGTGGTGCGAGTTTAGAGAAACATGTTGGAAAGAGTAGAGCGATATGGGGCCGCGTGTGGATATGCGACCCCACATCTAGTGGATAGTGTGGGTATAGGGACAAGATAATGAATATTAAAAGGTTTGGCAAGTCGCCAAGGGAGTTAGCAGATAAGATTTCAAGGGAAGTTCCAAGGGATGTGCAATTACGCGCTTTGTTTGAAACCTACCCAGATGGCATAAGGCGAGGCAAAGAATTTTTGCTCGGATCGTTGCGTGGCGAAAAAGGCCAATCTCTGCATATTAACATTGATACAAGTAGTCCGTGGTTTCTAACTGGCAAAGATTTTGAGTCAGGTGATGGAGTTGGTGGCATTACTAAAGTTATGAAGGAAGGACGGGGTTGGTCACTTGCAGAAACAGAGGAATATTTTAAAAGTTATTTGCCGCAGAATTTTGTGCCTGCGCCCGAAAACATTATTAAGCCGAACAATCCTCAAAACTTTCAGGTCACAAACACTACAGCTACTAATGGTTTCCAACAACCCGAACAAAAGCCCGTGAAGTCTACCATTGGGCCGGGAACGCCTTTCGAGGACGAATATGTTTATACCGATAAACATGGCGAAGTCATTGTAACTGTTAGAAAATATTTTGATAAATGCGAGAATGGCGAACTGATCCTAGATAGCACGGGTAAGCCAAAGAAACAGTTTCGTCAGTTTATGGATGGTCGGCAAGGAGTCCCTGAACCTCGGCCTCTTTATAATATCCCGAACATCTTTGACTCTGACACAATAATCTGGGTCGAAGGTGAGAAATGCGCAGATGCTCTTAGCCAGTTAGGTTACGCTGCAACTTGCACTATCGGTGGCTCTGGTATGTTGTCTGAAAACACAGCTTCCAAGTTCGACTTCGCACCATTGCGAAACAAGCATGTAATCCTATGGCCTGATAATGATGCGGCTGGAAAAAAGCTCGCAAACATCGTTCAATCACAGGCGAAAGAAGCAGGCGCGAAGTCTATTTTGATGTTGCAAATCCCAGCATCTAAGGAAGAAAAGTGGGATGCTGCGGATGCTATTGAACAAGGTTTTAACGTAGAGACTTTTATTAAGTCTCACGAAAGTAAAGTCAAAAAGCCAATCTCTCTGTTGGATGATAGCCTGCTGATTAACCAATACTTCGTTGGCTCTCCACCAGAGCAAAAGTTTCTTATCGGCAATACAATACCGCTAGGCGTTCCTGTTGTGTTCGCTGCTGCTGGTGACAGCGGTAAAGGTATGATGACACTCGACCTCGCCATGAAAGTATCTTCTGGCGCATCTATGCAGAACTCTTTCGGTGGTCTGGTTTCAGAGCACGGCGATGCAATTATTCTTACTGCTGAAGATGATAAAGACGAAATGCACAGACGTATCTCGCGCCTTGATCCTAAAAAGTATCGGGAGCATTATGACCATAAGCTGCGCATCTTACCATTACCAAACCTCGGTGGTGTGTTTCCGGTCATGCAGAAGATCGACAACTCATATCACATGGGTGAAGAATTTTCTCGTATATATGAACAGATGTTAGAGATGACAAATCTCAAGCTGATCGTTATTGACCCTCTCGCCTCGTTTGTTCACGCAGATGTAAATGCTGACCCTGCGGCGGGTGCTGCATTTATGAGTATGCTCGCACAGATGGCAACCGAAACAGGCGCAACTGTTATGGTCAATCACCACATGGCAAAGATCAAAGACAAGGAGCCGATCAAAACACCAGAGGAAGCTCGTAACATGATTCGCGGAACCTCTGCTATTGTTGATGGCGTGCGTGCTGCGTTCGCTGTTTGGCCTGTAACCGAATCGGTTGCACAGCAACGCTGCAAGGATTTAAACGTACCATATACGCGCAATGGCGTGTTCGATGGCGCAGTCGTGAAATCAAACGGGCCAGCGAATAGAGAATTTAGACACTTCATTCGTAACCCGAACACAGGTTTGCTGGAAGATAGATCACAAGACATTGTTGCGGTAAAATTCTCACTGACGGTTCGCAACAGACTTGATCTAATATTTAAGTTTGTCGAAGAGCGAGAATTATCAGGGCATCCAGTTACAAAAGGTGGCAATACTGATGGTCTGTACGAAATGGTTCGGATTGCACCAGAAGATGACATGACTGCGGCAAACTTAAAACTTATGAATTTAAGTAGAGATACATTCGAAAAGGACGTTACAAAGCTGCAAAATGCCAATCGCATCGGGGCATTTAGAGTTACCAGAGTCGGGCCGAAGAAGTTCCTCGGCGTGGTGGGCGGGAGCCTACATAATAATGAACCGACTATTGACTGATGTGGGAGTATATGGTAATAATACCAAGTTCTAGTAAAGGAGATCATTATGATTACTACATTCGAAGACAGAAAACCAACACTTGAAGAAGCTCAAGGGATTGTTGGGGGGTTTGTGGAAATGGTTCTACTGCCCAAGGATACTAACGTACAAGTTTTGGTTAATGAAGAAGGACTACTTGAAGATCTGCCTGTTAACCAAGAAGCATCCGAACTCTGCGGTCAAAAGATCGTCGGGCCAGTCATTGTTTTAAAAGGCGATGCAAAATGGACGTAGAAACCGTCCAGATACTTGAGAGAATGAAGCGCCAAATGTCTTGGATGAAAAAAGATATGGCGCTTCGTTCTGATGAAAATACCAAACAACAAATAGAGGAGTTAGAGGCTCTGCTAAATATGTTGGAGAGAAAAATTGCTAAATAAAGTAGAAAAGTATGAGGAACTGTACCGTCAGTTTTGGGAATCGCAAACAAAAAAAGATAAACTAATGAATCCCCGCCTTGAAACAAAAAATCCTTACGCAAAAAATGGAGCAAAAACAAAAACCGCACCTAAAATGCTAAAGCTAACTAAAGACGCTGAAATGCTCAACAAACTTCTAAAAAAAGAATTGTCTTTGAGCGATGCGGCTGACATTATGAACCTAAGTTTGAACTCATTAAGGCAAATAAAGTCAGTGTATAAATTGCCAAGAACGGTAGAATGAAAAAGATTGAACTACAAAAAGAAGGGGAGTTTCAAAGAAGGCTTGATGCAAATCAGTGCATCAAGTGCCTTCTACCCCTCAAAAAAATAAGTGAAACAGTACGCAAATGTGAAATTTGCAATCTAACAATTACAAATTAACTTATATAAATTTAGAATTGACCCATCTGCTGCTGACCGTAACCCATAGAATTGTTCGGGTTATATGATCCCATCTGCTGCGGTTGGTACGGATTAGACATTCCGCCATAACCTCCGTAACCACCCATCTGCTGACCCATGCTATATCCGCCAAACTGCTGCGGCTGCGGTCTTTGCTGCTGATACGGGTTCTGCTGATAACCACCCATCATGCCATATTGCTGCTGCGGCTGACGCTGCTGCATCGGCCCTTGATAAGATGGCCTCTGTGGCTGCTGCATCATCTGTGGTCGTCCAAATCCCTGATAAGGCTGCATACCATTAGGGCGCATACCACCAATACCCATCATGCGAGATTGTTGCATGCGAGGCTGCTGCATGCGCTGCATCTGCTGTTCCATCTGTTGAATTCGGTAGTCTTTGTAACCGCCAGTGCCTTCAAACGCAGTGCGTAGCTCGCCCATACGATCTTGCTGCTCTTGGTTAGGCTGCATAGACTTCTGATACTCCATCAAAGCCTGATACTGCTCGTTGCCCTCAAACGGGTTAGCTGGCTCGGCTCTCTGGCCTTGCTGTTGCATCTGCTGTTGCATCCGTTGAAGAAACGCTTGCTGTTGCTGTTGTTGTTGAATGTTGGGTTGCCCACCCCTGTTACCCATCATGTTCGCGTTTGAAGTGGTCATATAACTTGGCGCACGACCAACTCTTTGACCCCCAATCGAAGGAGTTACCATAGGTTGTTGGCCTCCTCGGTTGCCAAAGAAACCTCCAAGACCGCCCATAAAGGGATTATTAGGTCGAGGCTGTGACCTTGGCTGGTTGAATTGACGAACAGAATTGCCAAAAGGTGACATCATCATGGACATAGCAATCTCCAAAAAGAAACTTATTCGGGTTATATCACCCTTCTTTGATCCAATCAACTCTTCGTTCACCCATGTAAGAGTCAACAACCATAATTAAAAAAATTGGCAAATCATTTGGATTCAAACCTAAACCGAACAAAAGTTCGCAAACTAAATTACGCGAATCAGATAAAGAAACTTTTTCAGGAAGCTGCTGGAGAAGATCACTAATAATCTTCTCCGTTCTTTCTGGATTTAATTGCTCTTTGCTTATGCCCATTTTTCTAATCCTTCCTAGATTTAGGTCTAATGCTGGTCTTAATCGCAACAGGTCGATCATAAGAATAAAAAATATGCTGCCCAACACGAACAATTCTGTGAAGTTTCCTGCGCCAAACTGGCTTAACATTCACGGTATGATAGTGATCTGCATCGGTATAAGGCAAGATGTCTGGGTTGTTTATAATCTTAACCGCAAGCTCTTGAGCCTTAACCCACGCTACCTCGTCTCTAGGTTTTGGGGTTTTGTTGTTCCGATAGAACGAAAACTGTCGGTCTTGCGTAATAACATTGCACATAGAAGAGGGCCAACGCGGTGACTCAATGCGATTGAAAATCACCCGCGCTACCATCAACTTTCCAACATAGGGTTCCCCTCGTGCCTCGTGATACAAAGCAAGCGAAAGACACGCGGCTGCGGCTATCAAAAGAACATAGCCGTAATTGTAACACCAATTAAGATGTAGAGAAATAAAAGTGTCCATCGGACTAAATGTTTTACCATAAAATTAACTTTCTTTTCGTAGCCGCTATTATTTTTCAATACCAAATTTGTACATCCAATTTTGTAAAACCTGATAACTCTTCAAGCCAAGCAACTTAGACGCATCGCTCAAGTTCTTAGATCGGGTCAATGCACGTTCAACATAATCAATTTTAATTCGGTCAATCGCCGCAGTCACATTAAAATCATCAGGATCAACAGACACTTGTTCGGGTAAAGTCTGCGGGTTTGCGTCCCGCCAATCCTCGTTTATCTTTAAATTATTCCGAACCTCATCAATGAAACCCATCAAATCACTCTCCGTTTTAATGCCGTTCAAACGATCAACGACATAGTGCATGCACATTCTATCATCCATTATTCTTATCCCTTTTAACTCTTAAAATATACTCGTGATCAATTACGCCCAACTCAGGATCACCGCAAACCATAGGATTAATCCACTTGCGCTCCTTCACGCGACCAAACGTATCCTTGTAAACGCGCCAGTGACCACGCCGAACATGTTGACGCTTCGGAGAGCCGTTACCAGTAAACAACTGCTCGTAAACAGTCACGCCACGCTTCGGTAACTCAATCTCAATTACCTTAACCTCGCTCTTTGGAACGACACGACCCCAACGAACCGAACTAACCTTGGTCGGAGAAGAAGAAACTTCCCGAACAAATCTTGGGTAGTTCAACAACGAAAACACCGCGATTAAAAACCTCAAGTCTCCTTCCATAGCATGACAAGATAAACTCAACATCTTTCTAATAATTTCTGGGTTTTGCATAACCGGACGCATGTCCTGACACGCAAAAAAATCATGCGGGTTAACTTGCAGGTTTGGCGTCCACTTTAAAAACTCATCAACCGCAGCATCATTATTATTAATATATGCTCGACCAATTAAAGCGCCCATAAAGTTAGCTCTAGTATCTTCATTTTCCCGATCACTCATAAAGCTATCTTCGCCAACTTGAAACTTGCTAGACTTTAATGAAACAGGCTCATCGGGATCGTTCGAAAATAAGAATGAACACATAGGGCCAGTAATCTTTGGAACATTAGACGTACCATCCAAAGGATCACACATCACCAGAGAATACTCGAAGCAACCGTTGCCATTGTTGCGGATTAAATAACCAAGCCTATTCGCAACGCTGTCGCGGTTATCATCTACCGGAATACCAGTCTTTTCGAAATTTTCTTGAATACAGTCAAAACGCTTTAACTCGTCCCACTCAATCCACAAAGTATCAAACGCAGGAATTGCGCGTTCGATCAACTTTGAAAAATACTTCGGGTAAGAAAAACTTAATGCAACAGCATGCTCAACAAAATTGTCGGACAACTTCATGCGTTCAGCTTTTGCCATGTCATTGCGAAACGAACGAATAGCAAAATCGCCGCGCTTGCTCTGTCTGTAAGAGTGCATAGACCTCTTCGGGACTGCCAAGCCAGACAGTACCTCGTTATAAAGATCAATGTTCGAACTACGATCACCCTTTCTCATTGTATGTTTTAAGATTTCGCCAGCAGCAGTCAAAGAAACATCATCTCCCTCCTGACGAAGAAAACCTTTATCCTCAAGATCGTTTAACAAATCCTTAGTTTTGTTCGGGTTAAACGATTTAGAAGCCCTTTTAATAATATCATTTTTAGAAACCATTACCATTTCTCCCCAAACACTTTTGCAAATACCTCGTCCAACAGACGCTCCATGTCACGCTCACTCATCGTCTTCCTCCAGTTCACCAGTTCCATTGCACATATCGCAATCCACATCGCGGAACGAATCAACTTCCACGGTCACTTCTAGTTTGCCGCCCCCCTTACATTCGGGACAATCAATCACATTTGTCATTTGAATTATTCCTCAATCTAGACATGCCCCACATTATCCCACATAAAATAAATTGTCAATAAGAAAATTTATGTATTTGAAATAAAAAAAGCCCCCGACACTAAAAGGACATGTATCGGGGGCGAGTCTAGTATTGAGACAGATCGGGACAAGGTGGATTCCCTTTCTGCTCCTAACCTATAGCATGGGAATTTTTGGGACGCAACAAAAAAATGCAGAGTTAGTGAAAAAAATGCAGAGTTTACAAGCCGATGATTTGTTCGGTTTATCTCGGCGGAACAAAAAAAACCCCCGCTCAAAATAGGCGGAGGCTTTCATATTATTCGGGTTATGTCGGAGTTTACCACCATTGACAAACAACCCCCACTATCCACAAAATCACAATCAAAAAAATCGTGGCACTAATAATCCAATCTTGCCAATTACCCCATTTCATTATGCTTCCTCCGTAACGTCAATGCGTACATGGTAATCATTGGGGAACTGTTGGTCTTCGTCCCAGATACATTCATCAGTCGCAATGCGCTTGGCATCATCGGCATCCTTGGCATAATCAATCCAAAAGATGTTTGTTTGAACAACCTCAACTTTATACATCACACTTTCTCCTCAATGCTTTTCTTTACGGCCTCAACCTGTTCGGGTGTCAGCATCATCGCAATCTCTTCAGCAAGTTTTGTCGCTTG